GTTGCACGATATAATCGGCAGCAAATCGTCAAAAGATCACGATAATGTATAGGCAGGCGAAACGCCAAAACCACGATCGGCAGAACCGATCGTGTAAACCCCAGTAGGGACCCATAGTGTTCATTATTCACTAATAATCGATTTCTGTCGAAATAAACGGATTAAACCGCCCCAACGACCGTGCCGTTGAGTTCATTTCCTTAAGTAAGAAATGCAATAGTCTGTTAAATAACCCTCTGACTAGAGGGCGCGCTTTTTAAGGTGAGGACTCAATCCTTCTTAGGCACCCGTTTGCACCCTAAGGTGCGGTTGGAATGGCACTATAATAATCAATAGTGGGGCAGCAAAGCCACCACAAGCAATTATAGTCAGGGCCTGACGCAGCATATGTCGTGAACGACACAAACTTCGAAACCGATGAAGCAGCATCTTGTTTGATGTAAGCCTCAAAGAGACAGCACTCCCTATCTGTTTGATCCGCAGTATTACCAAAGAGGTACTTCCCAGGATCAGGATAATTCAGATTAGTGCCCGTCATCATTGGGTAATTCCAATTTACGCTAGCGTTCGTTTGCGAATTTGTGAACGTAGCGCCTGCACCAGCATTGCCTGGCGCTGCGAAATTCATGAAGCGATTGTAAGCGCTGGTAGTCGTACCCGAATTGATCGTCGCAAAGACTACTCCATTGCGCTCTCCAGCTCGCGAGGAATCGGTAATACGCTGAACGCGTACGTCCCCAAGATATGGATACAGATCACCAGAAGTGTTAACTACATAGTTTACACCACCAGTGACTCCACCATACATGAGGGCCACATAAGTCATCGGATGTGTTGGTGCGAAAGTAAAATTACCCGTACCAACACTTAGAGCCTTATTCGCAGTGCTCTTGCCTTGTGGATCGAAACCAAACATTGGGGGATGTCGTGAATACGATTTATGATACAACACAGTACGTGTTGCAGCATCGGCCCCCACCGATGACACATCATACAATGAATACCTGTGCAGTAATGTTCTCAACGAAACCACTCTCTCACCGAAGTTGAGATGAAATCGCTTAGGGTGATCAACACCAACATCACCGAAGGTTACCATTGTAGCCTCTACGTCCTGGACATCCGCTGATTGAATCGCGAAAAAGGACGGAGGTGCACTGACACCATTCTCGCCAAGTGTAGATCGCGGATTCGCAAATTCAACACTAGCACTGTATGCACTGATTTTCACACCAACATTCTGGGGTGAAACTGGTGACATCAAAGGAGTTAACACTGACACGATAAATAAACCATTATCAAATAGTTCATTTACGGGGTTAGCATTACCCACTGTCCAGTTGTCAACAGATATGCCACGTGTTCTGCACCACGCATGGGCTTGATGAAAAGGCACCCTGAAGAGTGCCTTGTTGTTTTCACCAATATCCAAGATTGTGGTGAAGACTGTGTTTTCATCGAGAGCAACAGCACCCCCTGATCCAATAGGGTCCCAAGCAATTTTGAGACGTCCCTTATGGAACTTTGTGCAAATCACCTCTATCTCAAACACAATATCACCTCTCCAGTGAGTGAACATCATGCCAATGTATGACATTGGCGAGTGATAAACTCGGTCAGCACGTTTGACCGCTCCACCGTCAACAATATCCACTCGACCAAACAATTGTGGTGACACTCGGGCATTGAACAAAACAGTTCCCACACCATCACTGGTGGACCATCCATCCATTACAAGAGTACTCTTCTTCTTCGTAATATAATCAATAGCCATCTGATCATCACTACTAATGCCATGCATAGTTGGATCGATTGACAGCTCTTGTTTTGGGTCCAGAGTGAGTTTTTGTACTGGTGTACCAATTTCACTCGAGGCCAAATGGACACCAGCCATTGGTACAACACCATGTACATTATCAATGACCGGCGTATTCGTGAAACCAAATAATCCCGCAATTGAAGAGATCGCTCCTGCACCAATGGTTGTCGCTTTCGCAAACTTACCAATGATAGGAACACCTGTAAAGTGCGCAGCAGCAGTGGCCACTGCTCGGGCTGGAGCAGAAACAACGCCATCATACTCATCCTTCGCCTGAAGTGTGAGTTCAGAAGTTGAACCACCAAGTTCCACATCCTCCAACCACGCAAACGTGTTGATCGTAACTGATGTTGAACCAGATGTAGACGCAACTGTGAGAGGAAAAGCAACGTAATACGTCAAATTTCCCATCGTTTTGACACTTGCTGCCGACTTCAACGACAACCAATTCGTGTGCCGGAAATATGGTACATGTATCTCGCCTCCTGAATCATCAGCTGGGAGTACCCACACTCCAGGCAGTTGGCTGTACGGTATGATGAGTGTGTTATTCGTGGTCGCATTGGTGCGCACCTTACTAACTCGATCACCCGTGTTTGTAGAGTTCACATTCGGCTCATACGCGACACGCATACAACCAAAGTGGAATGGTGTGGCGTTGATAACCACTTTGAGACACAACTTTGCCCTAAGAAAGGCATAGTTGTTCAATTTGTTTCGAATGACAGCATTGTTGAGGTACAAGAACCAGGGTTCAAGTACACTCCCCAACACTCCATTACCCGTCGCAGTGGTCCACGCTCGCGAATCAATGAGCGTGGGACGCCTTAGAAAATGTTCCAAACTCGTATTGAGAGTGCCCCCTGATGAAGCAATGGCGCTATATTCAAAGGGTGTGTCATTGATTTGCCCCGTGGAATCATCAACGAACGTGACAACTTCAGACGTCTTTGCAGAACCCTCCACAACTGGGAGATCTACCACATCAGAAGACTGAATGGTGAAGAAATTGCTAACTTCCGAATGGGAATCTTCAGACCCACGCGGAGTGATGATACTTCCAGTGATCATCTCAACTGCTCCACTTTCACAGGTGGAGTCCTCAACAAAGTTGTTAGCAAACCATGATTCATAATACGGAGACGGCTCATCCTCCGTATCAGCGTCGATTGTCACGTCGACAGGGTTACAAGACCCAAGAAATCTCGCCACCAACTGATCATACGTTGGTAGAGGCCGCGACGCGGCATAAAAAGAATAAGGCTCCACCTGGAGCAGCTCATTGAAAAACGCGTGTTTTTCTTCAAACATCTTTTTCCCATGGAAGAAGTATTCATTATTAGCTGCGGTCAAGACCTGCAACATATGTGCATACTTATCCAACTCCGAAGATGGTGTCCAAACAGTAAGAGACTTGATTATTGACTCTTCGTCCAGTGGACAGGTGTAGTTTCCAACATCATCATTCCAACGCCATGTTCGCTTCAAAAAAGAAACATCGTCAATGTGGATGTAGGGTACACTATCAGCGGTTTTATCCGCCATAGTGTACGTCAAACCAATGTCGGCCAACGCCGACTGAATTGTGGTGTGATTATACCACGGTGCATTCTTGTTCACGCCGAAGGCGTTGTCATCACCATAGGTCGTTGCAGCAACCTTCTTTTTGAAAGTAACAACTTCCTTCTCTGGATTCAATACACGAAAAGCATATCTTAAATAGAGAGAATTGACAATTGAATTCAATAAGACTGTGAGGGGTTGACCTGATGGATTGCTTCCGAAGAACTCAAATAGGTCTCCATTTACGTTGCAAATTGGAAACGCAATATCCTCCGCAATGCACGCAATCAAGCGCTGAATGCTCATGTCTACTCCTGCAGCCGCATAAATACCAATGATGATATCAAATGCTTCAAGAATGAATTCAGCAATCATTTCCTTGTCAAAGAATTTGTAATCCCCTGCAACCATACGATCCACTCCAAACTGCGTTAGGTGGTCTCTCAAAGAACCCCATGCCGGCGATTGAGCAGGTAAACCCACTGAACATTCAAACAAGGTTGGATTCCGCTGAACCAATCGAACGAATGGCAAGAGATACTTTCGCACCACAATCCCCCAAGATATTGATCCACCCATAAACAAACGGGTCTTTTTGATTTCAATCTTCTTCCATGGTTGTGCCTCATCTTTGAGACAACCAAAAAAAACTGTGTTCACTCTAGATCCACTCAAGTACTCACGTTCAATGTGCCGTACTTGTTCCCATACCTCTGGTTCGAAAGTAACCCCTTCAGGATACTCACTCGAAACATCGGCAACCAAAAATTGTTTTTTGGTTTTACACCATGGGAAACCCATTGACGAATTGGTATTGATCTTATCAATGTATTTCACTCCTGGAATACCATTGACAGCTGCTCTATCTGATAGCACCACCAGCTCTCTCAATTGATCAGAATCAAGCCCTTCAATCATGTCGGCTAGGTAGGCTTTCGAACACTCCCTCAAGATTCGCCGATCGAAAACTGATTTCGGTCGCACCATTGTGATGAGATTGTTCCGCCAAGGTTCCCAGCCTGACATAGCTGGGGCACCATATTCGACCTCACGACCATAATGCGCCAACATCTCAGCTTGTAAGGGTGTAGCACACACCTTACTTTTTGGTTTCGGTCTGAAACCAACAAAAGAGCCATACACTCGAGCAATTCCACCGTCAACGTAGCGGATAATACTCTTATGATGGAGCGGACCAAGGACATGCTTACGCGAAGCTACTTCAAGCAACGGAGCAAAACCCGCCTGCACGATAGGTCTCTGACTAAGTGCGGTACTAGTCATAAGAGCTTCAATTTCACTCTTCTTCACTGACAGTACTCCCGCTATTTTCTCCTTCCCCAAAATGTGAAGGCCAAAAATGTAAGGCCCGCGTGATGTAATTGCGACGCACAGAGATCCACAATCTCCAATGGCCGTCTCAGTATCACTACTACCCATGTAAATATCGCACGATTTACGGAGGGTTTCCAGGCGCATCCCAGACACTAGCGAGAGGTTATAGATCGATCGTTTCTCAACAACTGAACCATTA